TGCACATTTTTCGCATCCTGGGCGGCATTATCTGCCGCTGTCTGGGCGTTTTCCGCCGCTAGCTTTGCTTCGTATGCCGCTTCCTGCGCTTCGGAGCTGGGGACTTGTGCGTCCCAGGCTCCGTTGACAACCTGCAAAACCTTGCCATTATCATCTGTGCTAATTTTAGGGAGTGCATCACTTCCCAGGGATTTTTCAACAGCTTCATCAATTTCTGAGCCGCTAAATTTACTCGTGTACGCCATCTGCAATCATCCTTTCCAGCGTTTCAATGCGCTTTTCTTGCTCCTGCACCACAGCAACCAGAGGTGCAATAAACTCCTGATAATCAAGATACCATTCCTTATTCTCGTCAGAAATGTTCTCAAAAGCACGATTTTCATCATCGTTTTTGATATCTTTTCGGTGCGCAATGTAAGCCGCCACATCACCAACAGTTTCTTTAGCCGCTTCTGCAACATCCTGGGCGATAAAGCCCATGTGAGTACGTTCTGAGCCGTCCTTAAATTTATATGCGGTAGGTTTCAGAGCCATAAGGAACGATTTTGCGTCAAAATCGGCACCAATTGGAACAAAATCTTTCTTTTTCTTCCGGTCGGAGGTAGAAAGGCTTGATTCCGAGCTACGATAAATTGTTCCAACGTAAATATTTTTCCAGTAAGTTGCCGCCGAGCCAATGTTGCGCTTGTTCGCAGCATCTGGGACTACGTCAGAAAGGATGCCACTGCCAACCTCGTCATCAGGCAAAACAAGGGAGCCTTCTTTAAGATTGAGTTTTCCGGTCAGGGTCATCGTTCTCCCGCTCGTGGTCAAAAGCGAATCAGGAGCGTGAATTGTTGAGCCTTGGACTGTAGACGAAACTTCTAGGCTCAGGCTTCCAGGTTCGTTGATTGTAATTCCGGTGCAAATAAGGCTTCCATTGGCTGTTAAACCGAACAAATTAGGGTTGGTTGAGTCTCCCCAGTCTTCGTCCGGAAGTTTTGCTCTAATATAAGATAAGTAGCCGCCAGAGGAAGAAGAATCCTTAAAGGCAAATTCCACATCAAGCTTCTGATTTGCTTTGTTTTGGTCTCCCGTGTCTTTGTCTAAAGTCACGAGCGAATATGTCGTTGTCATCGGAATATATGCACTTTTGGAATAAGCATGCTTGGAGCTATCCGAAGAATTTGATACGTTAATAACGGAGGTGGATAACTCGTTTGTGGTAACTGTGCCTGAAAAGCTTCCGTCAGCACCTTTCACCGTTTTAGTCGCACTGATAGTGCCTTTTGAGGAGATGTTGCCACTTGCGGAAACAGTCGCAGTTGTTGAAACAGCCCCTTTTGAAATCGTTAGAGTATCAGTTGATACGCTGAAATCTCCGGCTGTTACTCCCACGGTGCCGCCTGTGCTAGTGATGCCCACGGAAGGAGATTCACCAGAGGTGCCGCCTGTAACTTTGATTTTTGCCTGATTGCCGTTGGCGGCATTATCTGCCGTTAATGCAATTCCATCTTCATCAACGGATAAGCTGGCAAGAATCTGATTGAGTGATTCGTAGCTAATCTTTAAAGTGGTGCCACTGATAGCGTTTGCTTCCAGTGCATCCATAGCAATAGAGCCATCAACCGTGTATCCGTAAGAGTAGTTTGCGCCGCCGTCCGTGCTAAATGCAACGGAACGTTCGTTAATTCGTGTGATATTGACGGAATTTTCTAACTTTTCAGCGTCATGAAGGTAATAGATTTCACTTCCGTCACTCTGCGCCTTTTTGGTAAGGTACAATCCGTTCCCCTCCCCTGCGATTTTTTTTAAATGTTCTAGGGCTGTTTCCCTGTATTTTCTATCCGCAAATACAAGAGTTTTAGCAAATACAGTTTCGCCAGAACTATCTATAAAATGTTCTGTTTCATCCTCGTTTTGGGTTAAAAACAGATTTTCGAGCTTTAAATCGTAAAATCCTGCATCTGTGGTTGATGTGCCGTTGCCGTCCTCTCCCGCTTGCTCGGTGCCAATTGTGTAGTAATCCTGCTCTGGGGCGAGAGGGTAAAGCGTCACCTCTGAGATATCAGCATAGATATCCACATCATGAGGGGTGCTAACAATATGCACTTTATCGCCCAAAAAGAAGGAAAACACACTGGGCTGGATAGCCGCAAGGTCTACGGCTTTTACTGAGATAGTTTTAACGGCGTATTTTGCGCTCTGCAAATACGCTTTCGCCTTTGTAAGCAGGTTTTCTGGCTGTGTCACATCGTCCCAAGTCACACATTCGGCAATCCAGCCGTATTTCTCCACCATTTCAGCATCAGAAACATAGATGTTCCCGCCGTTAACATCCGCTATTGTAATACGTTCGCTAGATTCTTCCCCATCATCGGTTTCAATTTTTGCTCCCAGGGGCAGAATGGCGGTAACTAAGTTGCTATATTCAATTTCAGTTGCCAAATCAATCAGATTATAGCCAAACTCAATCTTCTGTTCGGCAACACTGCCGTAGTTATCAAGATAATCAAGATAACGTTTCCCGTTGGCGTATCTGATTTTGAGATAGCCGCCCAAACTCTCGTTGTTAGTGAGCTTTTCAGTCAGCTCTTCAATACATCTGGTGTAATCCTGATTACTTCTTACAATATAGTCGTTCGGGTCTTTGACGAAAACGTTACCTAAATAGATGTGTTTTCGGGGTTCAACGTACTTATTGTGGGCGGCAAGTACCATTTTTAGATAATCTCTAATTGAGCCACTAAAACTATAAGGCGGAAGCCAGCTATCATGCAGATAGGCAAGCACACCTTCACATTCCAGTGTTCCTGTCCGGTCGAAGTCATCCTGGCTTGTCACCGCTCTGCCACGGAAAATTTCCACATCATTGCGATATACAACAATTTCATCCGCAAGACATCTAATATCTTTTTTTGCAGGGTTTTTGTTTGGAACGTCAAAGCTTAGCTCTCCCGCTCCACCCATTGTCAAATCAAGCTGGCAATCTGTAAGGCAATAATACTCATTCGCAGGGATATACAGTGGGTTTCCCGCTGTTTCCCCATCGTGGAAGTATATAATCTTATACATTTTGTATCATCACCTCACAGTTTAACGGTGTAGCTATTGTGGATTGAATGCTTGTAAGGCTCACAATCGCATTCAATTTCAATTTCGCCAACCGTGTTTTTTTGGGAAAAGCTTGTAATCTGGCAACGCCCATGATAATACCATTCTGTATCGCCGTCCACGATAATTTTTAACTTTTTGCCGTGAATCGCCGCCATTACTGTAGATAGCATATCAGCCCACCCACCGGAAAGAGCTTCTACGGCACGGAAGCCAAACTTTAAAGTTCTGTTGCCATAAACAATGTTACCTGTGAGAGCTTCGCTTAAGTCAAGAGTTCCATCCATACCAGGAATTTCGACTGTATTCGTTCTCACCTCTGGCAAGCCAATCTCGCAAGAGGTGAGAAGTAATTTCCAATCCTCCCAGGTGTGGCAATCACCAAATTTGATTCCGGTCATACGCCCCTTAACCTCTTTCTGCTAATTTTTGCTAACTGCGTGTCCATATCGCTTGCAGTTGCTCCCACCAATGCGCCGGTATCCATCACAATCTGGGTACTAGCCATCTGGGGATAATACTGGCTTTCCATTGCAATCATGGCGTCAAGCCGACTCTCAATAGAGGACAAACGTTTTTCCAGCACGGATTCAACGCCCGCCAATGGGTCTGCGCCATAATTAGAGCCAGTGGAATAATCATCAAGTACACCGGAAACGGAACTTTGAATCATATCCATAAGGGTATTGGCACCAGCTACAACCTCACTGCCCACGCCATCACCGCCGCCCAGCAAAGTGCCATTAGCCGCTCCGAAGATTGTGGGGCTTGATAACAGCATAGCATTATCATAAGCCTTTTTATACCATTCGATGCTAAACTTCGGGACGCTGGGGGGGACAAGACTAAATGAGCCGCTAATAGATACATGGGGGAGTTTAAGCTTCGGCAAGCTCCATGAGAACTTGAAAAGCCCCTTAATCTTATCAATTACGTTAGAAACAACCGTTTTTGCGGCATTAAGTTTGTCCGCAAATGCGTTTTTAATGCCTGCGAGGATACCGGAAACAGTGCTTTTCACCGCCGCCATTGCGTTGGAAATAGTGTTTTTTATTCCACTAAAGATATTGGATACAACGTTTCCGATGCCGCCGCCGGAAAAGATTGACTTAACTTTTTCAACGGCTGACTTGATAATTTCTCCGGCTTTGGCAGGCAAATCCTTAATACCGTTTTTAATCGCTGTGACGATATTTTTACCCAAATTTATCCAGTTAAATGCAGTCCAAACGGAAACAATCGCCTGAATGATTTTGGGGATATTAGAAATCAAAGTGGGAATTGCCTGTATCAATCCTCTAGCAAGAGTCACGATAATGGTCAAACCTGTTGCAAGCACTTTCGGCGCATTTTCGTTAATGATATCTGCAATATTTGTAATGATTTGCGGCACATTTTCAATCAAAACAGGCAAACTATCCGCAATCCCCTGTGCGAGCTGGATAATCAGATTTAAGCCAGCGTCAATCAGCGTCCCCGCATTATTCTTAAGATTTTCTGTGAACTGCACCACCATGGGCAATGCTTGCTCTAAAAACGTGGGGATATTCTCAGCGATGCCATCAGCCAATCCGTTAATCATTTCAACTGCGCCATCAACACCGCCGCCGCTGAGAACGGTTCCAAGTTGGGTCATCGTCTCCGTGCCGGCTTGCACAATTGTTCTTAAGGCTGGTTGCATTTTCTCGTATACGGTGGTTTGTACCCCGCTTAGGGCTGACTCAAAAATAGTAACGTCACCTTGCAGGTTATCAATCTGCGTTGCCGCTTGTCCTGCCGCCGCTCCCAGCCCGTCAAATTCATCTGAAGCACCAGCAAGTCCGTCCTTAAAAGATTGTACTTTGTCGGTGCTGGTTGATGCCATTTTGTTGTAAGCGTCTAAGCCCTGAATGCCAAAAATGGTATTTTTATAGGCGTTTGCTTCCTCATCGCTGTAGCCGGAAAGGGCTGTTGTGAGGTCGTCTACAACATCGTTTAAATCTCTTGCGTTGCCGCTAGAGTCATAAGCCGCCACGCCAAGGTTGTCAAGTGCTGTTTTCGCCGCATCCGTGGGAGTGTACAGGTTCTTCATTGCCGCCGCCAGTGCGGTTGATGCCGCTGAGCCAGTAACATTTTGCTCAGCCAGCCGGAGAAGGGAAACTGTAACGCTATCAGCTTTCTGGCTGTATGCGGATGCAGTTGCCGCCGCTCCGCTCAGAGCTTCGCCCAATCCGGTAACATCTGTATTAGCCAGGGTTGCACCCTTTGCCATTAAATCGGCATAATACTGAGCGTTGCTTGCTTCGTCACCAAATCCCTTAACCGCGCCCGTAAGGTATGTGGCGGAGGATGCCATATCCATTGCGCCGGCTGAAGCGAGACTCAGCGTGGTAGCAAGGATAGTTGCACCGTTTGCATTTTCCTCCAAAATTTCGGACTCGCTCAGACCAGCCATAGCAAGGATATTGATGCCGTCTGCCGCTTCTGACGCTGTGAATTTGGTGGTTGCGCCCATCTCTTTCGCCGCATCTGATAAGCCAGTGATTTTATCAGTGGTAGTACCCATTGTAGCGGCGATTTGAGACACAGAGGTTTCAAACTCCATGCCAGTGTCGACAGAATCCTTAAGAAATTTTACAGTCGCCGCACCAGCCGCCGCAAGTGCCGCCACGGCGGTTTTAGTGGCGGTAGACCAGCCTGAAGTGGTAGTGCTGGAATCGTCCATGCTGGCGTTCAGCTCGTCAATTTCCTGCTGGAATCCGTTTGTTTCGCTTTCTGCATTTTTAAGCTGTTCAGCTAACTTTTTCGTTTCGTCAGAGTCCGCACCAGTTTGTTTGACTGATTTGTTAAACGCATCGGTTAATTTCTGCACATTTTTAGTCGCTGAATCATGCTGAGAAGTGAGAACTTTTAGCTCGTTTTTAAGCGTTTCGGTATCACTTCCAGCCTTTTGGGTGGATTTCCCAAAAGTATCATTGGCGGTTTGAGCCTTTGATAACCCTTGCTCGTACTCGCTAGTATCAAGCTTGATTGTCGCCATCAATTCGAAAACGTTCACTTTTCATCCTCCTTTCCGGCTAAATTTTGCTTTATTGCGCTAATGATATCATCTGCGCTCCGTGTTTCCTCTTTTTGAGGAAACACTTTATCTGCATATCTAGGGGGTTTTACCTCGCCACGAGAAAGCAACTGGATTATTGCCCCAACTTCGTCAGTAACAAAAACCCTATATTGTTCCGTTTTTAGCCAGGAAACATACCTAGATACGCAGTATTTTATAAAATATGTTGGATTTTTTAACCCTCTGTACTCTCCGAAACAGAGCCAGAAGAGGGCGGTGTCTCGCTCTGCAATCCAAAAAGGCTTAGCACGTCCTCGTCTGTGAGCATAGCCATAACATCAACCAGCACAGTAGCGGCAGTGCAGTGATAATCTTCCGGTTCAACGTCTGAGAGGATAGCCAGCATATTCTTGATTTCCGTGGGATTGTTTTTGAGGATAGCATGGGCAAAATCAATCTTGTTCTTGCTCTCAGGCAAATTCTGGATATTCTGTGCAATTTTGGAGATAGGCACAAACAGGTCAGCAGTTACCAAAATGCCCTTTTCGTCCTCAAATTCGGACAGTTTTTTGATTCTTTTGTTCATTTTTTACCTCATCAAGACGCTGTTCCGGCTTTGGTGTAAAACTCCATAGGCATGGTATCCTGAGAGCTAATGGACACGTGACCAGTCAGCTCAATCGAAAGCTGACCCTTGCCGTTTTTAGTAGTCTGCAAAGAAAATCCGCCCGTAGACAAGGCATTCTTGAGGCAAATTGCCGCCATTCCGCCGTCAGCACGGTCGCCGACCCACCAAATATCCGAAAAGTCAGACTGAGATAGATTGCGATTAGGGACAACCTTGTTCCCGGAAAGCGTTGCGGCACCCAGAGACAATTTGATAACATCGGCTGATACAGTAACGGAGGTAAATGCCATCTTGCATTCCCACCCATCCAAATGCTTAAGCTCGGCAGTGTTTGCGGACACGTTGTCCAGGTCATCGCCAAAATCGCTGAATGTGGGTACGCAAGTAGCGTTAATGCCACCTGTGGTGGCGCAAATGATGTTCGAATCTTCTGGGGCGGTTGCTTTGTCGGGGTCGAATGTTTTCAACACAATGCCAGCGTCAAGCTGGAGTTCGTTAAAAGCATCCTGAGAGATTCTTGTAAAGGTTCCCATTTTTTGGACACCTCTTTCTTTAGTATAAAGTTAAATATTCGGCTGATATATTGATATATCGCCGCTTAATATCGCTAGATTGTTCGTCAACCAGGCTTTGGCAAAACGGGTTCCCACGCTTGAGCCAAACATAGCCCAAGTCGCAAGATAACACTTTCCCGCCAATGCCAATGGTTTCGGAAATCTGCTCTGCCAGTGCATTCAGCGTGGATTCTTTTGTGGTTCTATCCCACAAATTTACTGTTATGGCAGTCTCCCCACCATCCCACGCATTGAGCACTAAGTTATAAGTTAAATAAGGGTATTCCGCATCATCCGGCACGGCTGTGTCAGCGTAAGCAGGAAGCCCAAAACTTGAGAAAAAATCGTATAAAGCCGCCGCTTTTGTCATATTGCACCAGCTTCTTTCCATGCTTTGTGGATTTTAAGTCCTTGTTTTGCAATCCAATCAACCATTTCTTCGTTTTGCGCCCAAAAGCTATCGCAAGCCAGTCCGCTTTCGCAAAGAAAGGCGTGTACAATTTCATGCCGGATTATTCTTTGGGTTTCAAGATTGAGGTTTTCTTTTGTGTCCGGCTTTCCTTTGTCGGCTTCAAAACTTTCTGCAAAAATTTTATGGGTTGTTTCGTCACAAAATCCGCTACAGCCTGCAAGCCGTGGCTCTTTTTCTTCACAGGTAATTGTGATTTCATAAGGCGTTCCCAAAACGTTCACGGTCATGTCGCCAGCTCCCATTCTTCGGCAGTCGCCTGGCTAAAGCTAAAGCTGGCACTATCAGGGGTCTGTAAGTCGTCTCCGTCTGAGGTAACACGGAAGATTTTTCCATCCTTTGTGCGCCGGAAAACGTCATGGTATTGCAGGATTGCATTTTTGCTGGTGGTGACGGTGTACAGGCTTGTCACTCCATCATGTTCTGCCGTTCTCGCTTCCATGCTAGAGTCAAAGGTAATAGCCGCTTCAAACTCTGCGCTTTCAACCCATTCGGTGGAAAAACCGCCTTCCCCGTCTGAAACTCGCCGTTTTTCTAACATTACGCAGGGCTCTTTCCATTCTTCAAAGAGCATGATTTCTCACCTCCACGGATAAGGGTTTCTGTTTGAGTAAGTAGGAGTTCTCGCCTTTGTGGGTTCTACATACCAGGTTTGGCGTGGCTGTCTAAATGGTTTCAATTCGGACTCAAAAGCCGTCCACACGGTAACAGAGCTTGCATTTGAGTTCGCTTTCTTGGTGTACGAATATCCGCCAAAACTTTCCGATTGGTACGGATTTTTAGTAAATGCTCCGTACTCTTTAACCCATTTTTCCATATCGCCGACAATCTCAGTTAATTCTTTGGGGATTGCCAAAGATATCACACGCCCACGGAAGGTTTCATCCGTTAAACCTGAGATTTTTCCGTTGATAAATTGATACACACCATTATTGGCTAAACTGCCTGTAATCCTCAAATACTGCCCTTCCACCAAAAAAGGAACCGTGTATTGATTGCCTTGTGTATCAATCAAGGTGGTGTATCCCCCAGTGCCGGATACGAGAAAGGGCAAACTAAGCTCGCCCTCGCTCACCACAAAATCACCATCCCGCCAGTCCTGGACAAAATAGTTATTTAATTGGCGTAAGACCAAATCAAGCATTAGTTTGCCCTCCTATAATTTTAGCCCACAGTGCAGAGCATTGAAGCAATGGCGGTGGAGTCGGTGACCTTTGCGCCGTAAACATGAAGACCCTTCACGCCATCTGCAAAACGCTTTTCCATGCGGTAAGCTTCGGTGGAAATAATCTGCTCTGCATAAGTAGTTGCGTAAGGCACCTGAGCGGTAACAATCCACTGAGAACTCTTTTTTGCAACATTGTTGGACATAAACACAGACATGCCGGCAACCTTGCCAACCTCACCATTGAGCAGCACAGAGTTTGCAGTGCCAGCATCGGAAGCCTTAACAAATCTATCATCAAGGAGCAAGAGAGCGTACACATCGGGAGGAACAACCACGGAACGCCCAGCTGTGGGAACGTTAGCCTTGTCCAGCGCAGTTCTCAGCTTTACCATGTTTTCGTAGACGTTTTCGGAGGTCAGCGTTACGCCAGTGGTACCGCCGACAGCGTTTGCAGAGCTTGCGCCGTTAGCAATAGTCTTAAGCAGATAAGCGTCAGACGCATCAGCCAGCTTATAAGCCGCTCTCTGCATTGCAGTATTAACAATATCTCCTGCCGCCTGTGCCTTATCAATGTCGTCAACCTGGAAATTAAATGCCTTTGCCTGGTCAATAACCAAAGTCTGGTCGGTAGTTGCCAGCACTTCGGGGTCTGCCAGGTCGGTGTTTTTGGTGTAATCGCTCACAGTGATTTCACCAATGCTGTTGATATGTACGGTATCACCCTGATTGCGGATAATGCCTTCATAATCACGGTTTACAAGCTGAGTCGCTACGTGACTATTTTCCAGGTTATAGAGCAATCTTGCACTCCACAATTCGGGAATAAAAGTTGTAATTGCCATTTGTTTTCATCACCTTTAGTTATTTTTTAGAGAGGTTTTGATAGCATCCCAATTCTGGTTGATTTCAGCGGGAGTCATTTTGCGGATATCATCCGCCGTGTAAGTCCTAGCCGGATTAGTGGCAGGAGGTGTTTGCGTATTAGCTCCGCTGGTGGATTCCTGCACGATAAAG